GCGTCTGCTCCCCTGCCGCGCAGGAAGCAATCAAGACACCGTCCGTAGTGGAAACGGTGCAATCTGTAGCCGTGGTAACGGCATAAGTGGTTCCGGGAATAACTACAACTCTCATAACTGTCAATCAATTCAATGTTCTTCGCATGCCGTTAGACGTAAACTTATTAACCGTATCACTCACGCTCATCCTTCTTTTGGCTGCTGTCTGGGTGGCGCGTTCGCTTCCTGCCTGGGTCTCCGTCGGGGTGGCTGCCGTCTGGGACGTGCTCACAGTGGCAGAAGTATCCGCCGCTTCTGCTGCGGCCTGGGCCGCGGCGCGGGCCGCTTTTTTCTGGTCTCTGGAACTCTTTATTGCCGTTGCCCCGCTCACGAGGGAACCTAACAATGCTGTTCCCAATGCTACTTCTGTTCCCATAATATTTTAACTATTAAAAACTTGATTCGCCTACTCTCCCCATATCGGCAGAACTGTCCTGATTCCCGCTGCTGCCCCAATTATATTTCATTCCCACTTGCCCCAGGGTGGACAACCCGGAACCCACCAGGGCCCAGCGGGCATACTTGCTGCTGATTCTGGACATCCGGTTCAGATAATCCGCCTGGATATTACCCAAATTCAAAGAAGTATCGCCCTGCCTGCGAAAAGCATGAGCCTGCATCCTGGCGTTCTGGTCGCTGATCGTGTTGGACCTCATCATATTGGCGATAGCCTGTTCAAACACATCCGCCACGGACTGTTCCGCCTGGAGCTTGCTGCCCCCGGACACGTCAAACCCGCTGGCTCCATTGGCAAGCCTGGCTTCATCTACGGCTGCCGCCTGATTCCGCCGCATCGTCATCATGTTATCCGCGGCAAGATAGCTCTGGTTGGCCGCATCGGTCTCCAGCTTATAGGCATGCGCATACGCCTGCTGGCGCTGGGCAATCCCGTTGGCCCTGGCCGTCGCCGCCTGGCTGGAATAATTGGCCCCCTGGGCGGACATATTGAGATAATCACCCACGGCGCCACCTCCTTTCCCGGCTGCCGCCAGTCACGGTATCCGGATCCTGATCATTGCTCGCCGTAGAGCGCACAATCTTCAACTTGGCCCGGTACAACTTCCCGTATGCCTCCTGTTCCAAACTCTGGGCCAGTTTCATATTGGAGGTAACGCGAGGCGCAGCCTTGGAAGCCAGCAACAGAACGCAACCTTCGCAGAAAAACGGCTCGTAATCCGGCAGACATACTGTATCCGCCAGCACGGAACTCTTATAAGTCAGCGTTACACGGGCATGCTCCATGAAATTCCTGGCATAAAGCTTGCGCCCGATCATCTCATAAGCGGGCAAAGAACACTCCCTGATCTCCAGGCAATCCGCAGGAAGAGCAAAAGCGCCGTCCGCGTCAGGCGTCAGCGTCACCCGTGCCAGCGCAAACGGCCAGCTCGTATAATCCAGGGCCAGCCCAAGGGCATGCTGAACCACGTCGTTCAACGCCTGATACACAGACGTATCTTCCTTAACGCAATACTCGCCAAGGTAAGATGCCGCCAATCTGTACAATGTCCCTTTGTCCATCTGCACGCCCATCCTGCCCGCATCCGCCTGATTGCCGCCATATATAATTCCCTACATTACTCAAAGCTGGACGGCCAGCAGCGAAAACGGAGCGTCGCCCTTCACCTTAATACCAATGCGTGTCCTGTCAGACCACCCGGCATTGGCTACCATCTGAACCCATCCCGGACGAATAACCCCCGTGTAGGAAATCCCCACATACTCCGTCTTGGCCGTGGCAACGGCGATATTATCCGCGGGCGTATCCGTCGCAATATAAGCGTGCATGACGGACGAAGGAGCCTTCCTCTCGTTGTACTCCATGGAAGAAAACGCCGTGGTCTCCATCGTGGAAACGTAATCCAGACCGTCCGAATCGAAATAAGGGGAATCCTCGTCCATCACCTCCAGGCGTCGCCCTCCCTCCCGGTTCACCAGTAAAAACATCCGGTCCGCGTTATTCCCGTTGGGCAGCACGCAGGCGCTTTCAATCCTGCCTGCCGTAACGTAGCGGTGCCACGCATTCACATTATGAAACGTATTATACGTCATCAACGCCATCGTCCCATCCGCCAGCACAAAGGATGCCACGCAATAGGGCTTCCTTTGCAGCGTCCCGGAAACAATGCCGCCCGCATCCTTGGCGATATGATCGGCAAAAATCGTCAAATCCTCGGACCTGTAACCCCTCATCTCATCGTTGTACCCGTACTGGTACACGCGCCCGGAACCCCGCTCACAATAAAGAACGCGGTCCTGGGCCTGGATGACCGGAATATGGGCCGAACCGGTCCGGCCATAATTGACAATGCGCGCGGTCTTGGCCGCGAGCCCCGAACCATTGCCGGGAATCACCCACTCTCCGTCCTCCGTGCCCAGAAGAAAATCATCCCCCCTGGAATACAGCCAGCAAATAGCCGCCTGCGTGGACGTGGACATGGTAAGCATCAGGGAAGAATCATCCGTTTCCGAATCGTCAAAATTATCCAGGTCATCCACACGTGACATCCAAATCGTCTGGGGCTGCCGTGCGGTAGAAGCCAGCACAAGGCGAGACTCATGCAATTCTGCAAGGGAAGCGTACCCGTAACGGGAATTAAACGCGCCCCAGGACCAATCATCCGTCACCAAAGGAGAACTCAACTGTACGGGCACGGCGGATCTGTCCTGATAAAAACCGTCCGCCGCCACCCTCAACAGCATATCGTGCTTGTAGGCGGACACAATCAGCCGGTTAGAACACTCATCCGGCGGCCAGCCTGCGGCCAGAGAAGCCCCTTTGTAGCGAATGGAAGTCAAATAAAGGCGAAGAAAACACTCCTCCTTCTCCTCCGTGCCCGTGACAATATTATTTTCCGGGGAACCTATGTAAGAAATGGATTCCCCCAGCGTCTCCCAGGAGGCCGTGTGATCACCGGAATCGTAGGAGCGGCGCACCTCGTAAGACCCGTACCAGGTGCCGGAACAATAAAACTTCCACGTCCCCTTGCAGGGCAGCGCATCCCCCACAGGGCAGCCCCGGACAAAATGAGAAGAATAATCCGCCGGGGAACTATACCCGGCTACATAATCCTCCGGCGAAAACTCCCGGATACAGGTATAAAGGGACCAGTACCCGGACTTGATCCGCACCTTATCCCCCCTCTTGTAAGTCTGCCCGCTGGACAGTTCGAAAATGGCGTCCACATCGTCAAACCCCGTCAAATCCTCCGCCCTCAAAAAATTCTCCTTATAATTAGCCGGAGAAGAACACCCCTGCGTGAAATCGCTGACTCCCTGCCAATCGGCAATGCACACGAAACACTCGTGAACCAGATCGGACGCTACAGCAAGGCGATCCCCTACGGCATGAGAAGACGCCGGAGTAATGCCGGATGACCCCGGCCCGAACGTAAACCAGTCTCCCCCCCGGAGCTGGGAGGAAGTCTCGAACGCCTCCGCCCTGGTCGTATAATAGGAAGCGCGCAGCAAATCCCCCGCATCCGGCTCCGTCTCGTCCTCCTCTTCCTCCGCGTCAAACTCCACCGAATAAATCCCCCCGCCATCTGTCGGCTTCACCGTAACCTCCCGGTCCCTCAAATCGGAAGTCTGCCAGGGAGGACACTTGAACTCATAAGGAACAAATGACCACTGGCCGCCCGCGTCCATCTTAAGCTGCATAAGCAGGCAGGACGACGAACAAATCAACAACAGGGAATTGATCTGCAACCAGGTCACGCGGTCGAGATCAGAATAACTCCAATCCTCCCCGCCGTCGAAAGCGGCCACCACATCAAACGGAGAATGCCCGTCCCTCACCTGGAGCCTATTCGCCGACAGCTCCACCAAATAGACGATCTCGCCGGAATACGTATAGGGAATCAGCCTGGAATACCCCTCCATGGCCTCGTCCACATGGCGCATCCCCCGGCGCCGGGAAATGCCGCCTGTGGCCGCTACGTCAAAATTCGTCAACTCGGAACAGGAGCGGGCGTAAACATCCATGTCCGCCCTCAACGCCATTGCGGGGGAAATCTCCCCACCGTTAAATGCAAGTCTTTTCATATCAATCAATCGTGGTTAAGAAAGCATCCTGTCCACATAAGAAGAGCGCTCCTTGCGCCTCGGCTTATTGGCCCAGCCCAGCAGCGGAGAAACCAGCCCCTTCTTGACGGCATCCGCAAACGTGCGCAGGGAATCCGCCGCGTGGGAACACAAATCATGCAGCGGCTGGCGAGCCAGCGTCCCGTTGGGGCCGGGCGGAGCCAGCCGGTAATTGGACAGGGCATCCACCCCGGAAATAAACTTCACGCCCTCGCAAACGGACGGTTCGGAACACCGCTCATGAATAATGCACGTAAGCAGAAACTCCCGCGTATTATCCACAGAAGCCCACAAATTACTGGTCCGCGGAACCCGCGTAACGGAATACCCGGCATCGGAAAGCGCCGCGTCCTGGGGAATCAGGTGAATGTCCCTTCTGGCGCCGTCATGCGGCACGATACACCCTGCGCAACGCCCCCACATGGCTTCATGCTCCCTCACCACGCCGATATAATGGGAAATGGGTTGCTGGTGCGCCGTGTAATTATCCAGCAGCAGCCACTTCCCGCGCCCGTCAGGCTGCACCCACCAAATAGACATGTAATCACCAATGCCGAAATCCCAGACTGTATAAATGGGCCGGTGAGGATCCGGCTCGAACGGGGCTTTCAAATGACCGCGTTCCCGCAGGGCGTTTATCTGTGAAGAATAAATAGTGCCGTCCGTAATAGGATTCAGCGCCTCGTCCGGCGTGGAAGGATACTCCTGCTTCATCCGGCTGCGCTGCACGCGCTCCATAGAGCAATACCAGGCCCGCTGCCCAGGCGATAGCGTGGTATGGCATTCTTTTTCGATAGAGGAAAAATATTTGAGCTGTTCCGCTGTTGGATGGGGTTCTCCTTCCAGCATATATTCCGGGTGCCGGAACCAGGGGAAAAAATAGAACTTAAAATCCAGGAGGGAAAGCGGCTTGCCGATCATATCCATAGCCCCAATAATCTGCTCGTAATTGATGCCGTACTTCCCGCCCTCATGCGTGGACTCCATGTAAATACGGCAATTCTTGCCTACCGTATTAAGCGACCCGGTAATAATTTCCGTGGCCCGCACCGGATCATGCGCCGCAATGTACCCCAGCTCGGAAACATGCAGCAACTGCATCGTGCCGCCGCGCCCGGACGCGCTCACAATCACTGACGAGCCATTGGCGAATTCAATGGACTGCTGCTTGATTTTAATGCCGGCATGGTACGCTTTCAGCATGGATCCAATCCGGGCCAGCTCCACATCCAAATCCGTCGGATTCTCCGGCAGGATGTCCAGTCGTTGAAAGGCAAACGCAATCTTCGCAACCTTCGCCTCCGCGTCCGTAAGAGTCTTGTCCACAATAGCCGCCTTAAACTGCGGGCGAAACAGGCACATATCCAGAATCAGCATGGCAATATACGTAGAAAGCCCCAACTGGCGCACTTTCAAAATATTATTGCGCGTATGGGCCGTATCGTGCAACTCCCGCTGCGCCCAATTCATCCTGAACCGGACGGGGCGCCCATCCTTGTCAATAATCCAGTACAGGTGATTCAGCCGGGCGGCAGAATCGGAAAGAAACCTTTTCAGCACATCCGCCTGATCCGGCGTCAAAGGAGTATCATTTGCATCCACAAAGGCACCATGCCACGGGCGCCCACACCCCCGCTATATAGGGAATCCTACAATCTAACCGGACAAAAAAAGGGCGGCTTTTCTATTGCTCCCCTTTCTCGATCGACTCCATCACGGCGGAAAAAGAAGTACCCACGGCCACATTCACCTGAACGGCCTGTTCTGGCTGGGAATATCCAGCCAGCTTGCTATAAAGCTCCAGGCCCTTCAATTTATCTCCGTCCCGCTCCGCATCATCCACCACATCCAGCACCCTCTTCATTACCTCCTGCCGCGTCAGAATGGCCGGAAGATCCTTCCGCAACGCCGGCGCCTGCTCCGTTGCCTGTCTCAAGCGTGACAACTCTGTGACAATTTCCGGCTTCCGTGACAGCCTTGACGCCTTCTGCCTTGCCGCCGCGTCCGATAAATCGCTTCTGTTAAACGCCTTTTTAAC